ATTTAAAACGAAGACAGTTCAAGATTTAACAAAACCTAAATACAAGAAAAAGAATATCTTACAAGGTGATAGAATAGAACATGTAGATTATATTAAGAAAAATAATATACCAGTTGATTATGAATTTTATATTACGAATCAGATTATGAATCCAGTAAAGCAAGTGTTAGATTTAAGATTAGATCCTAAAGAAACTGAAAAGTTGTTTCTCAAATAATTTATTGGATAGATTATAAATGGTTTTAAGAAGGATGTTGGGGGGTAGTTTAGAAAAGGCGTCAAAAGAGATGACTACTAAGATGGGTAAGAATGGAGATGTTTATATGTTTTTTTTAGGTGTAATGATGTTAATATTAAAGACATTGATGGTTCAGTGGGCTTACAATAAGATCTGGCCTAAACTTATGGTGAATAGTGGTCAGAGTATAGAGAGATTTAAACCATTAGATTTTCATGAAGCATTCTTATTGGTAGTATTATTTATGTTTCTTTAATTAAATTAAATTAATATTTTTTTTTTCTATTCTAAGGTATAAAATAATGGGAGGAGGATTAATGCAACTTGTAGCTTATGGCGCTCAGGATATTTACCTTACGGGTAACCCGCAGATCACTTTCTTTAAGGTTGTCTACAGAAGACACACTAACTTCTCGATGGAAACTATTCAACAGACTATTTCGGGGTCCAGCACAATTTCTACAAATTCTGGAAATACAGGGACTGTTACTATTTCTAGGAACGGCGACTTAGTTTCTAATGTTTATGTTGAGGTTGTTTCCAACTCTTCAATTGCAAACACGGTTGACGGCCATACACTGGTATCCAATGTAGAATGTGAGATTGGGGGGCAGCGAATTGATTACCATGAAACAGAATGGTTACAAGTGTGGTCTGAATTAACCACTACAGCAGAGAAAGCCCACGGTTACAAATTTATGGTCGGCGCCAGCGGAACGACTTGGGGTTCTACTATTGATGGCTATAATACTGGACCAGGTAGGTGCTTGGTACCACTACGTTTCTGGTTCTGTAGAAATCCTGGACTTGCCTTACCATTAATTGCTTTACAATATCACGAGGTAAAACTTAAGTTTACATGGGGTGCTGCTACGACCAATTCCACTGCAACAGTTTGGTGTGATTATATTTATTTAGATACAGATGAAAGACGTAGATTCGCACAAGTATCACATGAATACCTTATTGAACAGTTACAGATACAGAGTGAAGGGACCTCTAAGGCATCACATAAACTTAATTTTAACCACCCGGTAAAGGAACTAATATGGACAGAAGGCGCTGTATCCGATAATACTACTAAATGTAAATTAGTATTAAATGGGCATGATCGTTTTGCCGAACAACACAATGAATATTTTAGATTATTGCAACCTTATGAATACCATACTTCTACCCCCAAGCAAAATATTATTGGCGAACACGCGATCATCCCCTCAAATATCGAGCATGTTTTGGACGCGACGGGTGTTGTAACATCTTACGCTGCTTCTAATAACCTTGCCACGGAAACATTCATTGCTATGTCCGGCGAAACCACCACTGCTTCGGGAGGTGGCCCGGGAAATTTTATCCAAGTGTCAGCAGCACAAGCGTCAGCCTTCACTGTGGGTCACCACTACTTTACCACGCATTTCGATGTCTCCACGAACAAACAACTGGTAAGACCGTATAACAGATGCACTTTTGTAAGTCCTGCTGGGTCAAGTGGCGCAAAGGTTATTGGTTTTAACGTTGACATTCATTCTGGCGAAGCATCACAAACGGGTGATACAATGGAGATATTCGCATTAGATGGAGATAATGACGGTTTAATAGAAGGAAGAACGAGTTCTCTAAATAAGAAAATCCATGTTTACTCTTTTGCCCTCAAACCGGAGGAACACCAACCTTCTGGAACCTGTAACTTCTCTCGTATTGATAATGCTCAGTTGAATTTTAGTGGAACACCCCCAACCCTAAATAACATCTATGCCGTCAACTACAACGTTCTCCGTATCATGTCTGGTATGGGTGGTCTTGCCTACAGTAACTAAGTTTATTAAGCCGACAGTAACTAAGTCCTTACAGTAACTAAATAATACATAATCTAAGATATTCTTCTTAAAAATTAAATAAATATAAAGTATTTATTTAATTTAAGATATTTCAAAAAATGAAAATGAAATAAGCGTAAAATGAAATTAGCGGAAAAATTAATTAGTTTATTTTCCCCAAAATTTTTTTCTATTCTAAGGTATAAAATAATGGGAGGAGGTTTAATGCAATTGGTTGCTTATGGCGCACAAGATATCTACTTAACGGGTAATCCCCAGATCACTTTCTTTAAGGTTGTCTACCGCAGACACACTAACTTCTCCATGGAGGCTATTGAGCAGACGTGGAACGGTACTTCCGTTTCCAACGGTCGTTGTACTGCCACTATTTCTCGTAATGGTGATTTAGTCCACCGAATGTCAATTGAAGTACAAGCCGGCGCCACGGACTGGTTGGCCGCGGCAAATCCGGGGGCTAATTTTATTACTGATATAGAATTAGAAATCGGTGGCCAGAAGATTGATAAACATACGGGTCAATGGTTGGAAACGTGGGCCGAATTGACACAGCCGAACCCAAGTGGAACTGTAGCAAATGGCGTGACACCCGGCTCGGCTCTCACCATGAAATCTACATTATTTCAACGCACAACCGGCATGGGTGGTGTGTCAGACGATCAGAGAACCACAGACAATGACATTATATTAGTTCCATTACAATTCTGGTTCTGTAGGAATCCGGGTCTTGCGCTTCCACTTATTGCCCTTCAATATCACGAAGTTAAGGTTATCCTAAATCATACTATTAGCGCAGTACTCGCCGCCAACGCTACCCATATGAAATTATGGTGTGATTACATCTATCTTGATACCGACGAACGCCGCAGATTCGCGCAGGTTTCACATGAATATTTAATTGAACAGGTACAACACCAAACTACATCAGATTCTGCAAGCAATGATCTAAACTTCAATCACCCAGTTAAAGAATTAATTTGGACGGGGGCGTGGGCCACCGGGAATAATACAGCCACACCTGCTGCGGTAACAACGTGGCAATTGAAACTTAATGGTCATGACCGCATGGCGGCCCGCAATTACAGATATTTTACAAGGCAACAGGTTCTGGATTATCATTCCGGTGCAGGTGGACTAGATTCGTTGACGACCGTGAACGGTGGAGCTGCGCAGTGGAACGATAGTATAGCAGTTTATTCTTTCGCCCTTAAACCTGAAGAACACCAGCCATCGGGAACTTGCAATTTCTCCCGGATCGATAATGCCCAGTTGATTAGTACTGGGGGGGCAATGGCTGCCTGTGACGTTTTTGCTGTGAATTACAACGTCCTCAGAATCATGTCTGGTATGGGTGGTCTCGCTTATTCTAATTAAGGTGTTTACTTTATAGCTCACTAATTGAGGATATTAGTTCCTTGTCTCCCGGAATCATATCAGTTGGACTATATTTTAGTAACCATTGTTCATATATATCAATGAACTTCTCTAATCTTTCTTCTAAAACTTTAACTCTTTCTTCTAAATCATTTCCTGATACATTAGTTTCAGTAGATGATAAAATTTCCTGAACATTCTGAACAACTTCCTGAGTAGAGACAGGTGCTTCTTCTACGGCCGCCCCTTCTACAGGTGCTTCTTCTACGGTCCCTTCTACAGGTGCTTCTTCTACGGTCCCTCCTTCATCATCTTCTTCTTCCCCCTCTCCTTCATCTTCCTCTTCTTCTTCTTCCTCCTCTTCTTCATCTTCTTCGACTTCTTCTTCAACAGGTGCTTCGGGGACTTCTTCAACAACGACTTCAGAGGATTCGGTATCAACAGCAACTTCATTATCAACAATTTCACTAATATCTAATTCACTCATTTTATACTTTTAACTATAAAATTTTTTTAAGTAATTTAAAAATATAAGAAGAAGAATAATTATAAATAATGGCACAAATGAATGTCCATAGTAAGACTTCTATTAATGCCGGAAATAAAGGATTAGTTAATTTAGGAAATACATGTTATATGAATTCAGTTTTACAATGTTTAAGTCATCTTTTAACTTTTCATCCACACAATGAAAACTTTTTTAAAGAATGTGGAAAATTAGAATCTGGATTAATGCATGAATGGTTTCAATTTCAGAGGGGAATGTGGTCTAATGATAATAATACTTGTCAGAATCCTTTAAAATTATTGAGATCTTTTAAAACCTTATGCGATGAAAAAGATCTTTATTTTGAAAATTTTAATCAGAATGATGTTGATGAATTTTTAACTCTTTTCTTGGATTTATTACACGATTCTATTAAAAGAAGTGTTAAGATAAATTTAAAAAAGAAATCTGAATCAGATGAAACGAGTAAAATGGTTGTAAAGGGTTTCGAAACTTGGAAAAGATTTTATGAAAATGATTATTCTTATATTGTTGAGAATTTTTATTCTCAATTATTAAGCTTAACTATCTGTCCTGAATGTTATTATTTTACTTCTAATCATGACCCAATTCAGGTTGTTTCATTAGAATTACCCAATGATGCTAAAACAATTTATGATTGTTTTAAACATTATACAAGAAAACAGATATTAGATGAAAAAAATATGTGGAAATGCGATAAATGTTCTAAAAGAGTACAACCCCATCAGAAAACTTTATTATTTAAAACATCCGATATTTTAATTATCTTATTAAAAAGATATACATCAAGTTTAAGAAAAAATGATAAATTTATTCAATATCCTCTTAAATTAGATCTTAAAGATTACAATAAAAATTATGGAACAAGTGGGCCTAATATTTATAACTTAAATGGATTCTGTATTCATAGTGGTTCTCTGGGTGGAGGACATTATTATGCTGTATCTAAGAATTCATTAGACAAGAAATGGTATGAATATAATGATTCCCATGTATCTAGTGTATCAGATGAGAAATTATTAAATTATATTCCTTATTTGCTTTTTTATAAGAGATCTTAATTCAATTTATGCCAACCCTCTTTTCTATTTTCATATAGTTTCCCATCTTTACCTTTTAAAACGACATTTAAAGGTAAACATTCTTCGCATTTCCCAAGACCTCTTGGTGTTTCTTCTTTTCCTGTATACTTATGAGAACCACATTTACATTTTCTATCATTCTTAGGTTTTTTAGTTTTCTTGCTTCTCTTTAATTTCTTGGTGACTTTTCTATGGACTCTCGATGGGGAAACTGACCTTTTCTTATGTTTTTTGGATTTTGATGAATTCCCCTTTCTTTTCTTAGTTTTTTTATCTTTTTTATCAGGATCACTCATAGCACTAAATGGTATCCCCCCACCGTGCTGTTTTTCCAATTTATTTAATCTTTTCAGCATCTATATTATAATTTAGATAATCTTCTTCTTCTTCATCTTCACAATCTGATTCATCTAAATAATTAATGTTTTTATAAATGAAATAAAATAATTCCATAAAATCTTTATCTTGAAAAAAATTTAAATCATAGTGATCTAAAATTTTCGTAGATTCTAAATATAAACTATTTATTTCTTCTAAATATTTTAATTCGAAATAATTGTAATCATATGATTCAGTATCTATGATATCAGATTTAGAATTATAAAAATATTTTTCATAAATCATATCTTTAAAAGAATTATTAAAAGAATCCTCATCTGTTACGAGAGTATATTCTTCTAAATTATACAACCATTGTAAAATATTTTCACAAGTATCATTTAGAAGATCTTCTATATTTAAAGAAGATTCATATTTAATATTAGTATTCAACCATTTAGTTTTACCGATTTTTAATTGTGTAATTGGCACAAGATTCATTAATTCTGACATTATTAAATTCTTAAATTATATTATTCTTTTATAAACGAAAGAACTTTTTCTCTAATTTCAAATATTTTATCTTCATCTGAATTTATTATTAGAAGATTATCTTTACTTAACCAGTTAAATTCATTCGTTTCAGATATATGATCTCTATTATTTAAATGATCTTGATAATTATTGGGATAAACCTTTTTAATTCTTTCTTCTTGAACAATTGGATCAATAACGAGTTGAATTATCTTATAACCTTCCTTGTGTAGAGCCTCATATTCATTCTGATAACGGAGATCGTCCACAATACAATGAGTTTTATCTTTTGTCTGATTGATTATATAATTGACCCATACATCATAATCTATTTCTCTCATTTTTGTTCCGATAGAAGTTAAAAGACTTCTATCCTTTTCTTTCATATTAAAGAGATCTTTCGCAACATCCTTGACTTTTTTACCGAATGAATAAATAATGAATCTACTATCTGTTTCTTTTATAATTTGAGCGAGAGTGCTCTTCCCCGAACACATCTTTCCTGTTATAGCTATCTTCATGTTAAGATATATATTTAAGATCATTATAATTTTAAATTTAAAATTGGGAAAATTTAAAGGGAAAATGACTTAAAAATTGACCTATATATAAATGTATAATAGAATGCGCGTACTTAAGAGGTCCGGATCATATGAAGATGTTTCATTTGATAAGATCCTTAACAGAATTAGATCATTATGCTTCAGCGAAGAATTTAAGGATGGATTAAATATTGATGAAACAATTTTAGCACAGAAGGTAGTTCAAGAAATTTATGACGGGGTAAAGACTTCTGAACTGGATGATTTATCTGCTCAGAATGCTATGTCTCTTTATTCAACCCACCCAGATTTTAAGATTCTTGCGGGTCGTATTACAGTTTCTAATCTTCATAAGAATACTCTTGATAATTTTTCAGATAAAATTGAATTAATGTATAATCATGTTTCTAATGGTATTAAGAAACCTCTTATTGCAGATTATTTCTATAAACTAGTTCAAGAAAATAAGAGTGTTATAGATAATGCAATTGATTATAGTAAAGATTATAATTATGATTTTTTCGGTTTAAAAACTCTAGAAAAGACCTATCTTTATAAGATTGATAAAAATATTATTGAAAGACCCCAGGATATGCTTATGAGGGTTTCTCTTTCAATTCATCGAAATAATTTAGAAAAGGCTTTGGAGAACTACCGGATGATGTCCGATCATTATTTTACTCATGCTACACCCACTCTGTACAATGCCGGCTCAAGGAGGGAACAATTCGCTAGTTGTTTTCTTCTAACTATGCAGGAAGATTCTATTTCAGGTATTTATAAAACTCTGGGTGATTGTGCGATGATTTCCAAGCATGCTGGGGGTATAGGATTATCTATTCATGATATTAGAGGTACAGATTCATATATTTCAGGGACTAATGGTCATTCTAATGGTTTAATACCAATGTTAAGAGTATTTAATGACACAGCAAGGTATGTTGATCAAGGTGGGGGAAAGAGAAATGGTTCTTTCGCAATATATCTTGAACCTTGGCATTGTGATATATTTGAATTTATTGAATTAAAAAAGAATCATGGTAATGAAAGTGAAAGGGCACGAGATTTATTTTATGCCCTATGGATTCCAGATCTTTTTATGGAAAGAGTAAAAAATAATGAAAAATGGTCTTTAATGTGTCCGAATGAGTGTAAGGGTTTAAGCGATGTATGGGGTGAAGAATTTAATAATCTTTATTCTAAATACGAAGAAGAGGGGAAATACAGAAAACAGATTGATGCCAGAACACTCTGGCAATCTATACTAACTTGTCAGATTGAAACGGGTAATCCTTATTTATTATATAAAGATGCTTGCAATAGGAAATCCAATCAACAGAATCTAGGAACAATTAAATCTTCTAATCTATGCACTGAAATTATTGAATACACAAGTCCAGAAGAAACTGCTGTATGTAATCTAGCATCTATTGCTTTAAAAAAGTTCGTAGTTCAGAAAGATACTAGTAATTTAGAAGTAGTTATTTACTCTAAACCTGATTGTGTTTATTGTCAATTAGCAGAGGGTTTATGTAAAAAGAAAAATATTTCTTATGAAAAGAAGAATTTCACCGAATTAACTTCATTATCGGGGACTTATCCGCTTGGTGTTAAATTTCCACAGATATATATTAAGAAAGAATACGGGCAAGATCATTTAGGGGGATATAATGAGTTAGAGGAGTATGTTAGACCTACTTATGATTATGAAAAACTTAGAGTTGTAACCAAGAAATTAACTCATAATTTGAATAATATTATTGATTATAATTATTATCCAACGAAAGAAACTAAGAGATCCAATCTAAGACATAGACCTATTGGTCTAGGTGTTCAAGGATTAGCGAATGTATTTTTAGAATTCGGATATTCATTTGATTCACCCGAAGCAAGAGAATTAAATGACAGAATATTTGAATGTATTTATTTTTCATCATTAGAAGCATCAATGGAAATATCGAGAGATAGAGAAGAAATTATTAAGAAATATAAACAAGGTTTAAAACAAATTGGAACCGATTTCGTATGTAATGAAGAAGAATTCGTAACATCAGGTGAAATGGCGGATATTAATAAAAATTATAATATTATTTCAGAGGAATTAGATAGAGAAGAATATCTTGGTTCATATTCTTCTTACATAGGATCGCCGATGTATCACGGTAAACTGCAGTTCGATTTATGGCGAAAAAATGTAACAGATATTCATTGGGATTGGTCGGAATTAAGGGATAAAATTAAAAGATATGGTGTAAGGAATAGCTTACTTGTTGCCCCGATGCCCACAGCATCAACCGCCCAGATCCTTGGTAATTATGAATGCTTCGAACCAATTATGTCTAATATTTATTCAAGGAGAGTGTTGGCAGGAGAATATATGATTATGAATGATTATCTTGTAGAAGATTTAATTTCTCTAAATTTATGGTCTAAAGAATTAAAAGATAAATTAATTCTAAATGATGGTTCAATTCAATCTATTAAGGGAATACCTCAGAAGATTAAAAACAAGTATAAAACAATATGGGAAATAAAGCAGAAGGTTATTGTTGACATGGCTCTTGATAGGGGTAAATTTATCTGCCAATCGCAGAGTATGAATTTATTTTTAGAGAGTCCTAATATTTCAACACTTACAAGCATGCACTTTTATGGTTGGGAAAAGGGTCTTAAAACGGGGATATATTATCTCAGAAGTAGACCTTCATCCAAAGCAATACAATTTACTATTGAGCCTGATTGTGTGAATTGTTCGGGTTAGATTCTTTATTATTTTCCTCAGATTCAACTTTTTTTATTATTTCATTAAACATGACAATGCTTTCAAAAATCATAATAAATGCTTGTATTATAACGAGTATAAAAGGTAAATATGCTATTAAATATGCTGTCTTTTTAAATTTTTTTTTACAGAGAATAAATACTATTGAGAAATGTAAAATAAATATACCCAATGTTATGGATAATGTTCTTTTATAATTATCAAATGTATCAATATTTAATCTAAAAATTATACCTAAAATCATAAATATCAGTATGATTAAATTGGAATAAAGTGGTGAACATTCATTAAATAAATCTTTAAATTTGGAATAAATGATACCTATTTTCATATATAATAATCTCAACTAAAAAAAATTTCATCTATTTCTTTAATTCTCTCCATCTGAGAATTAGTTTTTTCTTGTTCCATTGTAATTATTTTTTTATTTTTTGATGAACAAGGAGGTTCTACGTAATTTTTATTTTCGTGTTTCTTTTTCCCCTGAAAGATCTTATTAATATTACACTGTGTTTTTAAAAAAATATCTTCATCTTTTCTCACTTTAATATTAAATTTTATAGGTAAGGTTAAATATCCTATAGCATGATAAACGTATGGCAATCTGACATTTCTTTTTCCTAATGTGAAATTATGTTTATATAATAAAAATAATGATTGTATCTGTTTTTTAATATTATCATCTCTCAAATTAGCTTCTTCAAATATAACAGACCATACCAACCATATTAAATCTCTACATAAATTCTTCTTTAGACCTTTAATAGGTCTTTCTTCTATTTCAAATGCTTGTTTTTTTTTCTTATTTATTTTTTCCCATTGAATTAACCATGCAACCCAATAACAAGATCTTTCATAACCACCGAGATTATTTTTTAAATTAAAAAATAATTCATTCATGATAACTCTTAGCTCTTCTGGATCTGTAAACTTAATAATATGACTTGGTAAAACCTGCATTGTGGCATTCATTTTAGATTTAATCGCAGAAAAAGAATAATCTGTATCTTCTTTAGGTTTAGGATATTTATCATATCTTTTAGATTTAGGAGACATTGCTATTGTGACAGCAACATCGCATAAACAATTTCTAACTGATTGTGTATTTCTTAAATGAATATGTTGTTTTCTATCTTTTTTAGATATGTGATCGATTGAATTCATATATGAAGAATATTTTAACCATAAAAACTGAGGTAATTTCGGATTATTTATATGAACTATTTTAGTTGCGAAAATTATTAATTTTTCAAATAATTCAGATGTGTAACCCGAAATAATACATTCCGTAATCCAGAAGCAAGTATTTTCAACTTTACCTGTTTCCATACTCTTCGCTAATTCATTAAAAACATCTCTTTTTTTAAATTCTGAAAAGGTTTTATCCTTAAATTCTTCTAAGGGTCTAGGATCAATTATTAAATAATCATTATTCATTATAATAATTATCTGTTTTAAAAAATATTAAAAAAAACTTATACAGAATCTCGGTTAATTTGATTGTTGAATCACTTCTACTGACTGATTTACAAGTGGGATTGACGCTTCTGTCTCCTTCGTATCTGAGAGTTGGCGATTCATCAGAGGTTTCGCGGGGTCAATATAGGCAGTTGGAGATCCTGGTTGCGAAACCGGCGGGGTGCTCCAACCGGGATCTCCCATTTCTAATGACTGATCTACAGGTGGGATTGACGCTCCTGTCTCCTTCGCATCCGAGAGAGTTAGCGATTCATCAGAGGTTTCGGGAGGATTAATACCGGCCTTGAGGAGAAGCCTGGCCTTGCCCTCCTCCCCCAGCCCGAGCATCGGGTCAACCGCGCCCTCAGCTTCCGCGACTGCGATGGCTTCTAACATCATTTCTTTCCAATCGCCTCCCTCCTTCCTCGCTTTACCCTTGAAGTCAGCGATGACATGGTCCACCATCCAATTAATCATCTTGACGCCGGACTGGTAGTCGCTGTCAATCCTCTCCCACTCCGGTTCGTACTCTTGGTAGAATTTATAAAGGGTATCCTTGGCGAATTCCTCTGATTGTTTGTATTCATATTCCGGTTCGTCTGAGTGCCGCTGCCGCACAGCTGCCACGATGAGCTCGATCAGAGCTGCTCCCGGGTTGTCCTCGTTAACTGCGTGATTGATCACATCCTCAGGGACTGCTTCTACGTGAGCACGAGCCTTAAGAGCACTGACGCGCAGAGGCGCCAGCTCCTTGCGAAGATCCGACTCAGGATTCACCCCCCTATCGTCAACTCTCCAATAGTCGTCAGTCAAGCGATAATCATCTTTATCTCGAATTAGCGTACCAGCTACAACACGAGCTTCAACTCTCGGTTCAGCTGAGAAACTAATACTAGGTCTCCTTGTTCTTTCTGTCGGTTCTTCATCCGAGGTATCCGAGGATAAGGGTTCTGTTGGTGAATTAACATCATCGTTTTCATAGCAATCTGTACAGATCCACTGATTTACGTGCTCAGTAAAACTATCTTCTCTATATTCAAAGCAATCATATTGTTTCCCACCAGTCGACTCACTTAACGTGTGAGCTTTTTTTAGCATTCTTTTCATTGGAGGAATTTCAAAGAATTTATATACTATATCTTCTTCCCCCCCATGGGGTAGATTGGACATACACCATGTAATTAAATCTCTCCAGAATTTATTAATTTCCAGTCTCCGCTGCTCAAGCTTTTTAGGATCACTAGTCCTAAAGTAGTACTTAGGCAAACCGATTTCTGTGGGAAGTGCGGGCAACTCCCTCCGAAATTCCTTCACCACGGCTTCCATTTCAGACCATCTCATACTGACCTCCCTCCTCTGATCAATTCCGGGACCCCGGACTGAGATAGTGTACTGATAGGTTTCACCTTGGGGCGATAACGTAAATCCTGTAGCCTCCAAGAGAGGGGTGGCAGTGCCTGTTGATACCGCTCTCCATGCGTGTTGTGTGCACATTTTATTACCGCACGCTCTACAATAACGATCCGCGGGGAGAGGGCAACCTTCTATACGACATTTATCTCCACCTTTATCTTTTTTACAACGAGCTATGCATTTTTGTTTTCCCCCCATATCAATTAAAGTTTGTTTAGATATACAGTGGGCATCCTGCCGTCGCCTCCCACCCGCCCTAGCTGATCTGGGATTACCAACATCGGTATATTGTAAAGTTCCCCCTTTTAATTTATTATCTCGTTTATTCTTTTTAGTTCTTTTAGTTCTTTTAGTTCGTTTAGTTCTTTTAGATCTTTTAGTTCTTTTAGTTCTGTTGGTTTTTTTAGTTCTGTTAGTCCTGTTAGTCCTGTTAGTTCTGTTAGTTCTTTTAGTTCGTTTAGTTCTTTTAGATCTTTTAGTTCTATTAATTCTCTTTTTAGTTTTATAAATCAGCGAAGATGTTGAACGCATTATAATATTATTAATATTTTATTTTTATAATATTTATTCATTAAATTCTATTTCTTGTTCTTCATCGTAATCATCTAAATATTCTTCACCATCTTCATCTAAATCTTCTGAACCTATGTAACCATCTTCTTCTGGGTTTTCTTCTATATCCCTTTTAAATTGATCAACGTTAACTTTATCAGCAATATCATCAAACTCAATATCTGAACCGAAGATCTCTTTTAATCTTTCTATTCTTTCACTTTCAGAATGAGAAGCATAATCATCACTATTAACATATTTTTCAGCTGATTCCGAGGATTCTTTCCACCAATTAGATTGACCTGTTTCTTGTTTTAATTTTCTTAAATATCTTTCTTCTGGACTAGGATTATGAACTTTTTCAATATTTTCTTGTTTTTCTCTTTCTTTCTGTTTAGATAAACGATTATTAAGACTATCTTTATTTTTATTCATAAATAACCATGTTGTATCATAATGTTGAAATAATAAATGAGTAATTAAATCCATAAAAAATTGTGAAATGACTTTAATACTTTCTTCAATTAATTCTTCATCTCTTTCTTCCAGTGATTTAAATAATAACATTGAATCATTTATTATTTCACCTTGATTAGTCTGAAGTCCTCTAATGTATTCCATAATCTTAAATAACATATTGATTAATAAATATTTGGCATAAAAATCTGAATATGTATCTGTAAAAAGATCTCTTTTATTTCCCTTTAAATATTCTAAATGAGAAAATGTGTCGGATATATAATTAAATAACCCACTGAAATAAATATGATTTTTTTCATTTTTATATTCATTAAATCCGGAATAATTATCATTTCTGGGTTTTACGAATATTCTATTATGTAATAAAAGATTACTCTTAATATTTTCGTCATCATCTTTTTTCTGAAGGAAATTCATGAAACTATCTTTTATTGAATCGGTCAATTTCCATTCTTTCGGTATTTTATTAGTTAATCCAGTTATATTCGGTTCTTTATTTAATTTAGTTATAATATTCTGAATATCTCTCATATAAATTAAAATATCTTCATAACTTAATTCCGATGATATGAAAGATTTAAAAATAGTTTCTATATTTTCTTTATTAAATTTTATTCTTTTCCCTAAACTGAATACATTCTCGAATCTTTTTTTCTGATTAGACATTACATCATTGCTTTCTGAAATAAATTCTGATATCATTGAAATATTATAATCATTGGTCTTAATATATTCAGAGAAAATCTGTTGAAAATATTCATCAAATAATTTTACATCTTTATTATCTGTTAATTTTGATATATACTCTTCCGTAATTTTTAGATGAATTGATGTTAATATATCGCGATCAAGGGGTGGTAATCGGGGATCGGTTAGTGCATTAGGTAATCTTTTTAATGATTCTTCTTTAATTTTATTTTTATCTTCACTTAATTCTATTCTTTTCCCTGCTAAATATTTTAAAAATCTATTATCAGTATTAGATAAAACTTTAGTAATATTATAATGATCATCTTTCGTATATGATGTTTTTATTTCAATAATGGGATTGTATATTAAACTATTTTCTTTTCTTTCTTTTTCTAATATTTTAAAGAAATTATCTTGATTTTTAATTAGTCCTTTATTTTCGGTTTTTTCAATAGTTTTATCCAATAATGATGTCTCTAATAAATATGAATTTAAATATAATGAATCATCATATTTATGAATAATATCTCCTTGTTTATTTAAGCGATATTTATCAAATATTTTTTCTATTGTATCTTTATTCATATCTTTAAACGAAATATTGGGATAAACAACCGGTAAAATATGTTTATAAATTCTTTTAGGTCGCGTATTTAACTGATGTAAATCATAATTATTTACCGAATTATGGATAAAACCATTACAATTCTTTTCAATATTGAAGCAAGTACCGATATAATTGTTGTTTCTACTATATAATGCGAATAATTGTGGAATAACTTTCTCTCTTAAAACTTTGAAAGAAAGAGGAGAAAATGATTGAGTATCATTTCTCCATCCATTATTACTTAGTATTGTTTTTATTTTTTCACTATCCACTCCAGTTGTTTCTAGTAAATTTTTAAAGAATAAATTCATTAATATATTAGATTCGTGGATACCATAACAAGAAATCGTATATCTTAATATTTTTCTAAAGGATGAATTCTGTAAAATACTAACACCAGGTAATGCCATTTTTTCAGATAAATTAAATTCATTTAATTCCATAAGAGGTCTTATAATTGAAATATTTTCAATAAATGGTTTACCATAATGTTTTCTTAATTTATCATCAATTTTAATCCCTTTTAAAAACTCATTTATAATGTTAACATATTCACTATTCTGAAGAGGTTTAAATGTCTGCCATTCTTGTCTTAAATAATTTCTTTCTTGACTTTTTAAGAATATATTATATTTTTCTTTTCTTTCTAAGAAAATTGGAAATACGGTACTATTACAATATGAAATAGTTCTTAATAATTGATCACTAATTTCAATCATATCTTTATTTTCGGCAATTTCTATTATAGAATTAAATAAAGGATCCCCCTTATATTTCGGTATAATATTTTTTAATTTTTCAATAAGATATTTTATCGTATCTTCATTTATTTTTTCATTTTTATCTATTATCTTGAAATCTATATCCCTTCTTAATCTGTAAACTGGGACAGCAGTCTGAATAAATAAAGATATAATTGATATATAAAATAATATTTTATTGGTATCTTTTATCCATCCCTGAAAATCTGCTATAATTTTCGCTTTTTTCTTTTTTAATTTATCTAATTTTTTCCCTTCTTTTTCTGAATCACCTTTAATTGATTTTTCTTTCTTTTTAGTTTCCACTAATAATTTATTTAATCTATCATGAATATCTGTATCGGTTATACCTGTCATTTTATATCTAACATCTGCTAAAATATTATGATCAAGATAATCATAGCACAATATGATATCATACATATCTTCATCCTCTAATTGAACACCTATCATGTTAGAAATTATTGAGAGATGCTTTACCATATCTTCTTTTTTTTCTAATTTCTCTATAATTTTCTGTTTCAGTTGTTCTTCTTCTTGTGATTCTATTTTTTCACTACTCTGTATAGGTTTATCATCGCTAAATCCCTCTAATGTTGAAAAATCTTCATCACACAAGTATTCTCCACATATTTTACAATAAATATTTCCTTCTTTAGGTGGAAGTCCAAATTTAGAACGTAATGTATCAAACATATCGTTGGAATTTTTTATTTCACAAGAATAAAGATAATGCTTACACAATAATTTACGTCCTGAAAATTTATTATAAAGGAAATTAGGATCTTCCATCCTTTTATCGGCATTTCTCGTGAAAACATTAATGAATTTTTTCATTAATTCATTTTTTTGATCCTCTTTTATAAGACTAAATATATAATCCTTCGCGAGAGATACCTTTTTATTATCGGTTAATGGTTTATTTCTTATTTTTAATTTATTAAATATTTTCTTATTTTTTTTCTTATATTCTTCTATATGTTCTTGAACATTGTCCTCTAAAAGATTATCTATTTTTTTTTTATCTTGTTTATCTAAGTTAAAATAATCCAATCTATATTTATAAAATAAATTATGTATATCATCTATATTTAATAATTTATTACCATATTCACCTTGAATAATATAATTTATTATTTCATTTATAGATTTTAGATTATTGTCTAATATAATTTTTAATTTTTCTTCATTTATTTTTTCATTAAAATTGTGCGAAATAAATTCATTTAGATCGGGTTTTATCGAAGTATCAAGTGCTAAATTATCTGTTATGAAAAGATCTTTTAATTTCTTAGTTTTATATTTAGCTAACTCGGACCATTCTTCGTCTATTAATATTTTCTGAAATAATGTGACCTTATCAAATAAAGTATAATCATAATTAAAATATTGTTTTTCAATTTTAGGTTCGATTAATCCAGATATTAATAAATTATCAGATTGAAAAATTGTGACTAATTCAGTATATATTTTATTCATTTTATCATATTTATCTTGGGGAATAATTAATTTATTTTTAGTTTTTCTTTCATCAAATGTTGAATCTTCTGTCCAAGAACTTTCTTTAACTATATCGCCAATATAGTCATCTGTCTGAAAACCTGCGCCTTCTTTATATTCAAACGGACATAATCCTAATGTAATCTGTTTTATTAATTGTTTATATGTAATTTCCCCCATTGTTTCAGATGATTTTATACCATCAATTAAATGATCTATCTCTGAATTATCTATTGTATTATTAGAGAAAATAGGTAATAAATATGAAGGAATAATTTTTCCTTTTTTTTCTGTATATCCTTTTTCAATTAAATTATATATTTCTTGAACTATTTCATATAGTTCTTCTATTTTTTTATCATTATCATAGCAATCATATTCTCTTATTAAATGAGATAATAAATCATCTTTTTTCCTTGTTCCCGAATATTCTTTTTCATATTCATCTTTCGTTTCAACTTCGAAATATATTTCTTCCCTTTTAGTTTTATAATCATCTACATTTTCAAGTTCCTTTACCTTAATAATTTCAAGGGCTTTATATTCTTCGGTTTCATTTATTATATTATTGTAATCATCATATAAAAATATGTAAATTTTTTTATCTTTATCTACCAAATTAACTCTTTTTTCATCTTCAAAAATATTTTCAACGGTAGTTAAAAATGGTTTTTCTCTATTTTCTAATAAAACTATAAAAAGATCTCCTATTGATAATTCTTTCATTTCTTTTTCTACTCCGGGGACACCCCACTCTCCTTGAATATTTTCATAATCTTCGTTACCATCCATACCCCAGTCATCTAAATCAGAATGTTCTATGTCCCCCCACCCCTCTTCATTAATGGAATTTTCTATATTATCTTCTATTGGTATTTCTTCTTCCATTTGTATAATAATAGAAATAATTTATTTATATTTAATTGTATAATATAAATGAGTATGTATTTATACAGATTAAATCCTTCTGGATTTAATATATCTGAAACTGATTATCAGATTGTTTACAATCGGGGAACAAATCTGACTACATACACCCCGACAGTCTTCAGTAATAGACTCAGATCAGATGTTATATTATTTGATGTGAATTATTGTTATTACCAAGGAGCAGATCAGGTTCAGGCCCCCTGTATTGATAGTGTTAATCATAGTCTTGTGCCACCTGAACCGGGTATAGAATCTGATATTCCTCCTAGTATTTATCTTATGAATAATAATTCAGCGGATACATTAATATACTTAGGTAAAATTAATAGTTTTTTTTATCGTGATGATACAAGTGCTTTTCATCCAGTTGGGCTCGACGTGCATGGGGAAATTAAGTCAGTTTACATGGCAGGTGTAAATTTTGCCCCCAACGCGAAAAATATATTAACAGGATTATCTTCTCAATATTCCATCATAATAGATTATTCTAATCGTAGACATAATTTTTTTAATGGAATAACATTCTCGAATGACACTTGCGAGTGGTTCGACTGCAGTGGGGAGACGAATGACCTTAATTCTAACCCAGGTTCTGTCACCTGTGGTATAACAGGATGCAATGCGGATGAGTGCTGCACCGTAACTCGGGGCCGAGTTGAGGCTCAATCAGATGGGACTGAACCTAATAATGAATCAATTTATTCTTTTAGTTCGCCGATAGGAGATATGGATTTTAGTGGTCATTGTTTAGATTCAACTGGGGATAATAAAATAAATACAGAGGATTTACTTCAAGATTTGAGTATCAATAGTGGTGACTCTCACCCTTGTGGCTATGATTATGAAGATGCTGTATTATATTATAATATTAATTATGATCAAGTTCAGAATGGATCAGAACTTCAAAATTCAGGAGACCATTGTTCCGAATTATTATTCAATGGATCCGTGGTAAATCCAACCATTTTTCGTGGAAGTATTATTCAGAAATTACTTAAGAGGGTTGAGGAAAAATATAATACAAATATAGATACTCATATTGATCTCGAATCGAATGTTATTCCAGTTGAGGTATCAAGTTTATTAAATGATCCATTATTTGATCCGACGGATCCCCTAGATGTTTCATTCTGTCAGAGATATAATTATCTATATAATAGTTCTTGTTTGAAACATCCGGATAATGGTAGACATCATCCATTATTAGACAGGATTAAAAATCATTGTTCGTATTTAATCGATAATATGAATCCCTCACCACAATTTGATGGACAACTATGGTTAAATTCATTCCCTAGAACATGTTCACCACCCCCTGATACACACGAAAAATCGGGTGGTGAATTAAGTGAAGATTATAACTATAATTTTTTCGATAATCAATTCAGTGGTCCGTATGGAACACAATCAAGGGAAAGTAGATCCACGAATAATATACCTTGCCCGAGTCCATATCAAGGTGAATATTCATTAACTTGTAATTATACGTTAGATCCAGGTATGTCTACATTTGAATTTATAGAACAATGTAGTAGCCCCCCTGTGATGAATTTAGAAGTCCCCCCCCCTGCCCCTGATACTGCGGGCGAGTCTGCTGCTGCCGAGTCTGCTGCCGCCGAGTCTGCTGCCGCCGAGTCTGCTGCTGCCGAGTCTGCCCCTGCTCCTGCTCCTGCTCCTGCTCCTGCTCCTGCTCCTTCCCCTGCTCCTTCCCCTGCTCCTGCTTCTGCTCCCAGCAGTGATCCCGATGGGGATTCCCTTATTCCAGTGATATTGGGCGTGGTGGCGCTGGTGGCGATAGTGGCGGCGGTGATTGCATTCTTAATTTGGCGCAGACGCCATAAGAAAAATGGGGATCCGCCACTGGCGGAAAGTAAATTGGGTCAGTCAACGGGGGAAGGTAATGTAGTGGGTGATGTTACAGGGGATAAGGTAAAGGTGTAATGGTGTAATGGTGTAATGGTGAAGAGATAATATTAAATTTAAAACTATCTAATTAATATTAATAATAAATACAATGATAAAAGATATCTCAATTATAAGAAAAGAATTAGATGGATACGAAGAAATAGTTTTACCTTTTGATTTTATAAAAGGTTGTTCTGTAAAATATATTACCTTAAAAAAGAAAAATAAAGAAGAAGAAGAATCTTTTTATCCGGGAGGTGAATTTATAAGTATGGGGAATGATTGTTTAATACTTAAAAAAGGACATAGAACTTGGCAAGTCCCCTGTTGTAAAAGAAATAAAGATGGTTCTATTAGATATTCGACGCGATTTTTCATTAAAAGTGAAGAAGAAAAATGTGATGCGAAAGTAAAAGAATTAAATGATATTATAAAATATCAACAGGATATTATTGATACAATAAGTAAAAAATTAAAAGAATTAGAATTAGTTAAATATCAGATAACAGAAGAAAAACATAATTATGAAGATCTTTTACAACAGAATAGATTTAATTTAAAAGAATTATCTATTCAATCTAGAGAAAAAGACGAAAAAATAAAAAAATATGAAGATATAATTAAGAAGTTAGCGAATTCTCACCAGATGTTTCAATCAAGCGCTTGAAAATCCCGGACCATTATTTCCTACATGAGTGTATCTATTAGTTTCCCCTTTAACTTTTAAAAATCTATCTTGAATTTCATCACTATATAATATTTTAGAATTATTTTCAGGATGACCTAATAAATCAAATGGATCCGAATCTTGTTCTTCTATTTCTCCCTGTTTTTTATATAATTGATATTTATCGTCACCCTGTTCTATAATTTCTTGTCCATCTTCTCTTAAATATCTATCATATTTAAAATCTTTTCTATATTTTTTATCTGTAATCGGGGCATGATAAAAATGATCATAACTTCTTAATTTATTTACATCTAAGAAAGCAGAATATGGACCGTGTTGTGGTTCTTTAATAGTATTTTTAATTACTCTATAATTATAATTTCCTAATAGTTCTTGTTCTGTATTCCCTAATTTTACTTTTGGATGATTCGCAACGGGATAATAAATATTTTTATCTGGATATTTATTATCTGTATTTAAATTCGTCTGATGGATATTCGATAATTTATTATAAAATGAACTATAAAAACCTTCTTTATTCTGACATTTTAGTATCATATAAAAAAATAAACACAAGAATAAGATTTCTCTCATAATATTAACTATAGAAAATTATAAGAATTATTGTCCTGTACTACCGAATCCCCCATTCCCCCTTTCAGTGTCCGAAAGAGATCCTACTACTTCTAATGAAATAGGTTCAAGTGTCGGACCACATATCTGGAATAAACGAGTACCCTTCTGAATAGTAAATTCGGGAATCTTAGGATTAATATGATCTAATGCGACAATAATATTTCCCCTGTATCCCGCATCAATGATTCCAACAGAATTAGCCATCCTGATTGGTGTCTTAGAAATAGATGACCGAGGATATAAATAATATGAAATATTCTTTTCTTCTGAATCATTTAGTCCTTCACATTGAATCTGTAAATCA